TCCGTAACCTCCAATGATTCGAAGTTTGCGCATGAGCCGCGCGTGCCTGTCCTCGCCCGGGTCGGCGCCCACGGGCTCTTCCTCGCCCTCCGCCGGCTCGTCGTCGGGCTTGTCTTTCGGGTTGGTCGTATCCGGCGTCGCATCGAGCGCATCTGGTTCTGTTCCGGGCAGGATCGTCTTTGCCGGTATCACCCCGTCTGGTCCGAGAATCATCTGGCCGCGGGTCTCGGCCGGGACGTAGACCTCGGGCGAGATATCGAAGACCAAGCCGAGGTCATCGAAGTATTCGAGCTCGTCCTCGCGGCTGCGCATGACGTCCTCGAGATCCTGGCCGCCGCCGGTGGCGCTGACGACGTCCGCGGTCGTCGTGAAGCCGGACTTCACGGCCTCCTTGTACGCGCGGACCTCCTTCTCCGGATCGATCCACGACCAGCCGCGCGGGCGCATGATCGCCGCCTGGAACTTTTCCGGCTGCACGAAATAGTCCTTCTGATCGATCACGTCGATCGCCTGCGCCAACATGGCCGCAGTCATCCACTCGCGGTGCAGTCGCGCGCGGAAAGAGCGCACGAACCAGGCCTGAATCGCCTTCCACAGATCCCGGTCCTCGAGCATCGCCTGACGCTGCGAGGAATAGTTATGCTGCGAGTAGTCGCGCGAGATGCTCTCGTAAGAAGCGCCGATTCCGGCGGCCACCTCGCGCAGCATGAAACGCATGAACGGGTCCAGCGCCGCGTTCGGTCGATTCGGCGAGGAGAATGTCATCTTCTCGCCAGGCTGCCCGCGGAACCACGTCCCGGGCTCGGTCGCCATCTGGAACGATCCGTCCGGCTGCTCCTCGGCGAGACTCTCGACCTGCTCGGGCGTCTCGATCATGCCGAGGTAATTTGCAGCGCCGCGAGCCGCGACGAGCTCCGCCTCGCTGTAGCCGCTCATGTCGTTCAACTTGCCGGCGACGGCGTGCAGCCATGGCTCCCCGCGCGTCTGCGGCCAGCGATCGATGATGCGCAGGTGGAACATGTCCTGCGCCGGCACGCGCTCCGCGAAATCGGTGCTCTCGCCGTTCAAGCGAATGTCGCCCGGATGCAGGTCGCGCACCCAATACGCGACCGGCCGGCGGAAGCGATCGACCTCGATGCCCATGCGGATCTGCGCCGCCGGCGTCACGGCCGAAGGCTGCGCATAGCCGTCCACCACGCGCTCTGGCTCGATCACCTCAAGGCCCAGCGGAATCTTTGAGCGCCCGAAGGGCAGTCGATGCATGCGGACGAACACCTCGCCGGCCTCGAACACCTGGCCCATGAGCTGACGCTCCATGTCATGGAAGTGCAGCTCCCCGCCGGTGTGGCAGTTGTCCGCCTCGGACCATTTGCCGAAGGCGTCCTCGATCTCATCATTCAGGCGCCCGTTCAACTTGCCGCGCGTGTTCTGCACGAGCGACTGCAGCCGGATGCCGTTGCCGATGACGTTGTTCACGATCACGCGCTTGGCGCTCTTCGCGTAGCCGGCGTCCCGCACGAGCTGACGCGAGCGCGCGCGGATGTTCCGCAGGCTCGTGACAAGCTCCGCGTCGGCGCTCGTGTTGTAGGCCGGGAAGCCCATGTTCGTGCGGCTCGGCACCGCAGTCGCATACATGCGCGTCATGAGCGCTGCGGCGCGCGGACGCGCGACCGCGGCCTTCTTGTCCTTGCCAGTCAAGCGTGCGACGCCTGCGTCCAGCGCGTCGAGATCGAACTCGACCTCAGGTAACACGGTTGAACCTCGCCAAAATGTGCCGATCTCTGCCGCCGCGCGCTACTGATCGCTCAGTCGATACCTCGCGCTTCCAATGCATGATCACAGCGAGCAGCTGGGCGTCGTTCTGGAACGCCATGTGGCGCGAGCCGATAACGTACTGCGAGATCCGGCCCTGCGAACTCTTGAACGTGGCGAGAGCCGCTTGGGCCTGCGCGAGCGCCTTCTCGGCAACCGTCCGCCCGTCATAGTTGCCGCCGGCCTGCGAGACGTCCGCCACGATGGTGAGCTCGCCCTGCGCGATCGTGATGCGAACACCACTCGTCAGGACCATCGCCTGCCACCAGAACAGCCCCGGCGCGAGCGCCGCGCTCTGGTCGGTCGTTATGGTGGTGACCCAGGCGTTGCCGTCAGCCGTCGCAATGAGCTCAAGAGGTGCCGCAATCGGGCCACCAATCACGTACTTCAGGACGTAGCCGATCGCGTCGTACTCGGTGCCGTTCTGGTCAACGTATGGCCGGTCGCGCCAGGTCGGGGAGTCTCCCTGAACGAGCGATTGCGGAATGGCGGCGACGTACGGGACGGTATTCGGAAGGTCCCCGAGCAGCCCGCTCCAGCTTTGCCAATTTCCCGGCACCTAAATACCCCGTTGTTACCAGTCGGTCGTGAAGTTGCGTCCACCCGGCCAGCGGCCGAACGGATTCCTGCGCATCGCGGGCAGGCTCGGCGGAGGCTGCGAGCCCTTCGGCGGCTCGCCTGCTGCCACTTTCGCCTCGCCCTTTTTCACGCGCCGGTGAAAGCCGAGCGACTGCGCCATGGCGACGTTGATCGCCTCGCAGTCGAGGAAATGGTTCTCGCCGCGCACCTTCACCCACACGGCCGCGCCCGAGGGCTTCGCGACGCGCGTCTCGGCGGTGAGCTGCATGCAGTAGTCATCCGTGACGTCCTGCGGCACCCAGAAGCGCCCTGCCTGATCCGGCGGCCAAAGCAATCTCCCGTGCACCCAGGACTTGAAGTAATCCGAGTCGAGATGCCACAGCTGCAGGCCCTTCTTGTGGACCTGGCCGCGCAGCGTCACATCGATCAGCGACGATTGCAGCGGCTTGTTCTGCCGGTCATGGCCCTTGGTCGGAACCGCGCGCCGGAAGCGCATGCAGAAGTCATAAATCAGATTGTCGGGCCGCTTCCACTTGTCGCCAGGGCGGAAGCCGGAATCGATCCCCATGCGCAGGATCCGCAGGCCCTTCCCCTCCCCGGTCGCGCCCCAGCGCTTCTCGAGGAGTTCGGCGAGCTCGGCCCACACAGCAGGCTCTGCCGTGTCGCCCCAGATCTCGCCGTAGTCGATGAGCCAGGACTCCATCGCGTACGACCAGCCGCGCACTGCGTACAGCACGCGCAGCTTCTGAAGGTCGATTCCGCAGGTCAGCGCCTGCACCGCGCTCGGCACCTGTCCCGTCTGGTACGCGCCGGTGCACGCGCGCACTGCAGCGATTGGCGGCGCCTCGCCGCGGAAAGCATAAAGCTCACCGAAACCTGTATTGATGACGACGCGGATACGTTCTTCGTCGCCACTCTGCACGGCACGAAGGTACTCCGCAGCGCGATCGCCAAAACTCTTCCAGGGCGACATCAGCCCCGAGATCCAGAAGCTCGCGCTGTCTGAATCCGGCGGCTCGCCCATCACTTCACCTGCGAGCACGCGCTGCCCGGGCGCGAGATACCGCCCTTGCGAGTTCATCAGCGCTTTGTGCGCTTCCTCGATCTGGCCACCGCAGTTCGGACAGACGAGACGCGCCATGCGCCGCGCGGTGCGCGGTGAGCAGCTCTTGCCGTCATCGCCCTTCGGCCACCACAGATAGCGCAACCGCGGCACGAAATGTTCGCCGCAATGCGGACACGGCACCGCCCATTCATGGCGCGTGCCCTCCTGCCAGAGCTTCCAGATCGGGCTCAGCAGGTCCTTCGTTTCGGCGACCTTCCAATGCTCGACGCCGGTCTGCGGATGTTTCTCCACGTCGACGTTACCCTCCGTCGGCGTCGAGGTTCCGATCAGAAAGCCGCTCGCATAGTTGGCGTTGCGCGCCTCGGCCAGCGACATCGCATCGCCCTCGCCCGGAATCGGCTTCATGCGATCGAACTCATCCAGCAGGACGATCTTCGCCGGCTGCGAGGCAAGCTCGGTCGGGGACCCTGCCCAGGCGAGCCGCAGCGACACACCAGCCACGGTCTTCGCCAGGCGCTGCGCCTTGCGCGACCGGTCAGTCTTCGCCCACAGAGACGGCGCCGACCTCAGCATCGCCGCGATCTGCGGCTCGATCACGGTGCTGACGTTGTTCTTCGTCGGCCCGACATACAGGATCGGAGCGGGCGAATCATCGAGCTCGTGCCCTATCACGTTCAACAGCGCGCCGGTCTTGCCCATCTGCGAGCCGCATACGACGGTGATCCGCCGATAGTGCCCAACGGCCTCGAGCACCGGTGGCATGTAGGGCGTCCTGGAGCTTCGCCATGGCCCAGGCTCCGGCGTGCCGATCGGCAGCACCCGGCAGGCATCAGCCCACCCAGCCGCACTCCTGATCGGCGGCGGCCTGGCAATCGCCGCGGCGCTCCGACAGATCGCTTTAGCCTGGTGAGAGAGCTTCGAGGCGATCGGCGAAAGCGCTTCTGAGGTTTCGGCACTCATCACGGACTTTTGCTTGAACCTCTGGGTCTGCGCTCACGCGCTGCGGCATCGCCTCGCAGTTCTGAACCATCGATGCCGTCGCCTCGTGAAACATCAGCTGCACTTCGGACGCGAGAATCACCTCGCGGCGCGATCTCGCATTCGCCAAACGCAGCTTCTCGGCCTGCTCCTGCGAAACGGTCACGCGCGCCGAGTCGGCCTTCGCCGCCCGACGCGCCGCGACCCAGGGCGCGATCTTCACGAGGTCTAGGTGCACCACCGCGCCCTGCTTCCCGCGTCGCACGCTCGGCATGCCTTCTGTCAGCCAGGCATTCACCGTCGAGCCCGACACCTTGAAGAACTTCGCCGCCGCACTCGCGGTCAAATGACGTGGGACCGAGGCTTCGGATTTCGCTTGTTTTTTTTCAATCATAAGATCGCCGATCGCGGCCGGCGGCACT